CAACCGGGCCTACTGGTGCAACCGGCGCAGACGGACCACAAGGTCCACAAGGTCCGCAAGGTGATAAAGGTCTACAATGGCGAGGTGCTTACTCGTCTGGAACTACATACGTAGTAGATGACGTTGTCGAAGAAAGCGGATCGTCGTGGATTGCTATTTTAGGTGGAACGGGTAATGCTCCACCAACGTTACCAACGGTATCGAATACGTACTGGCAGTTGCTAGCAGAAGCAGGAACTACTTTTGCCTACACTCCTGTAAATCGTGCTGGTGATACCATGACGGGTGCGCTAACTTTGTCTGGCGACCCTACTGCTAACCTGCACGCTTCCACGAAACAGTATGTTGATGCTGTTGACACTGCAAAAGTAAACCGTAATGGCGACACGATGACCGGCACGCTCAACCTGCCTAGCAATGGGCTGACGGTTGGGACGAATCAGTTGCTAGTGAGTGGAGGCAATGTCGGTATTGGTACTAGCTCTCCAGCACAAAAACTTGATGTCAACGGTAATGTTAATGTTGGTGGCGGCACTATAAACATTAAGCCTGCAAATGGTTCTACAGACACATGTTCATTTCAAATAGGCGATGGTCGTACTGGAAACGGTTATAGTCTTATAGACTTAGTTGGTGACGCCACATACACAGATTATGGCGCGAGAATTCTTCGCACGAACACTGGGGCGAACGCATCTACTCAGATGTATCACCGTGGGACTGGTGATTTCTACTTTATTGCCCAAGAAGCTGCTCCTATAGCTTTCCAAACAAGTAGCACTGAGCGTATGCGCATCACCAGCGCAGGTAATGTTGGTATTGGTACTGCCAGTCCATTAGCAAGCCTAGCAATTTCCGGAGGCGGTATTCTCGGTACACAGGACGGAGACTACTTCTCCGGCGGTGCTTATTTCGACTCCACTTGGAAAAACTCTGTATCAAGCCAAGGCGGTTGGGCTATTCGCAACACCTCCGGCGTATTTACTGTTTACACCGGAGTAAGTCCCGGAACTGCCGGTTCTACCTTGAGCGATTTTTCAGAAAAATTTCGTATCGACGGCAGCGGTAATCTCTCTTTCAACTCCGGCTACGGCTCTGCTGGCGTTGCCTACGGATGTAGAGCATGGGTAAACTTTAATGGTACCGGCACTGTAGCGATTAAAGCAAGTGGTAATGTTAGTTCTATTACCGACAATGGGGCTGGGGACTATACTCTAAACTTTGCAACATCAATGCCTGATGCAAATTATTCTACTGTTTTCGGAGTGCGTGCAACTGTTGCTTCTGTATATGCTGAAATAGCTATCGACACAGGAACAGCGCCCACCACATCCGCAGTTAGAATATGGACAATGAATGGAGCTGGTACCAGAGTTGATAATGTTGTTGATTGCAATGTTGTCATCTTACGATAGGATTTAACAGATGAACCAACGTATCATATACCCAACTGATGATGGCGGTGTTGCTGTCATTATCCCAGCCGCTGAATGTGGACTGACAATTGACGAGATTGCAGCAAAGGACGTACCAGACGGTAAGCCCTTTCAAATTGTTGATGTGGCAGATGTACCATCAGATCGGACGTTTCGCGCCGCTTGGGAGTACACAGAATGATTACTATAAATGTAGATAAAGCCCGCAATATTGCGCATGAAAAGCGACGTGAGAAGCGGGCCGAAGAGTTTAAGCCATATGATGAAATCATCATGAAGCAGATACCCGGAAATGACTCTACGGAAGCTGAAGCATCTCGTCAGGCTATCAGAGACAAGTACGCACAGATACAAATTGATATTGATGCTGCTCCCGGTGTTGATGAATTGAAGTTTGTCATCGACAGCATGTAAGCACCACAATGCCCACGCTAAAAACAATAAATATTATACATCCGATGGAACGTGCTTGGATTGGAGCGTCTCAGAAATTTTAAGGTAAACATATGAACACTAAGCTTCAAAAAGCTTACGATACTGTAATGACTTTTTACGACAGAGTAATTGAAAAGATTGAACACTACCCAGACTTCGCATTGGCTATTGCTGTTGCAGCCGTTACAGGAGCTTTATTCATCTAATGAAGACCAGCTCAGACGGCCTTGCCATCGTAAAGGCATTCGAAGGTTGTCACAAAGCTGTTAAAGGTCGCCCCGGCTACTTCACCACATACGATGATGGAGTCGGGGTGCTGACCATAGGCTACGGACACACCAATCAACACGAACCTCGCTTTAAAGCGGGAGACATATGGGACAGAGATAAGTGTGACGAGGTGCTAGCGCTAGATTTGGAGTCGTTTGAGAAGCACGTATCGCGAATGGCACAAGTTCCACTAGCTCAACACGAGTTCGACGCTTTGGTTAGCTGGGCGTTCAACACTGGTGGACCTGCGTCTGCTACGTTATGGAAAAGACTGAACGCTGGAAACAAAGCTGATATACCAACTCAGCTTCTGCGGTGGAATCGAGGTGGCGGTAGAGTTCTACGGGGGCTAACTCGGCGCAGACGGAGTGAGGCGGCGCTATTCCAAGGCGATTTTGAGGATGCTTTTGGCTACGCAAAGGTTAAACGGCCTACAAACAGCGCCAAAGACACAATCCCACGGACTAACAACCCTCACGATACAGATGTAGTCAAACCCCAGCCGGGTAAACTCATATCCATACTTCTTAAACTCGTTAACATATTCATTAGGACATTCAAAAAATGATCTTAGACATCATCAAGCTTGTCCTTCCTGTGTTTGACAGGCTGATACCTGATGTCAACGCCCGTGAGAAGGCGAAGGAGGAACTGACAAAGACCCTCCTAGAGAATCAGACAGCCATTATGTCTGCCATGAAGGACACTATGGCAGCAGATGCTGCTTCTGAGAGCTGGCTTACACGGTCAGCTAGGCCAATTGTGGTCTTGTGGTCACTCGGAATGATCACATGGGTAGTTCTATCTCCCATCTTTAACTTGCAGACTGCAACGCTGACTGCCCTTAGTGGAGTTCCAGCCAGTTTGTGGAACTTGGTTAGCGTCGGTATTGGAGGCTACATGCTAGCTCGCACCGTCGAGAAGGGCATGGCAAATTGGAAAAAGAAGTAGCAGTAGAAGTAGCTGTCTTAGAAGCAGAGCTTAATCACTTACGCAAAGACTTAGACTTAGTAAAAGACGATTTAAGAATTATTAAAGACACGCTCGCTCAAGCAAAAGGTGGCTGGAAGACGTTAATGCTTGTCGCTGGCTTCTCGTCCGTAGTGGGCGCTTTGTTAGCTAAAGCTGCCCCTTGGTTAGCTATAGGACCACGCTGATGAACAAGACTAGAGCAAGTGAAGAGCTGCTAGGCCAGCTCCACGAGGCTGTGACTACAGACCTCCTGCGTCGTGTTAAAGCCGGGGATGCTTCCCCTGCTGAACTGAACGCTGCAATCAAGCTGCTTCAGAACAACGGCATTGAGGCTATCCTGACTGAAGAGTCGCCATTGAAGGCTTTGATGGAATCTCTGCCAAAGTTTGAGGACGAAGGGGAGTATGCAAACTGACAAGCCTATCTATTAGACGAGGAGAGAAACTCCCGACCAAACAAGGAGCAGGGCTGACTGCTAAAGGCCGAGCCAAGTACAACAGAGAGACCGGCTCTAACCTTAAGCCCCCTGCCCCGAATCCTAAAACAAAAGCTGACAAAGGTCGCAAGCGCTCCTTTTGTAAACGTATGCTTGGCATAGTGAAGAAGTCTAAGAACGCTGAGCGTGCCAGAGCCTCAATGAGAAGGTGGAAGTGCTAATGTGTGTAGACATGTCAAAAATGGCAGGAGAAGTATCTCCTTCTGATGTACAAACTACAGGTAATAATGTGGTGAGCGGCGCTGATATAAACTGGGGTGACTCAGACAATGACGCTGATTTCTTCAGGGCTGATAAAGCCATGATGAGCAAAATGAACATAAAGAAGGCTGACGTTAAACCAGCCGAGCCGATGTCGATAAAACCAAAAAGTAAAAGTAAAAGTAAACCAAAGTCTACTCCTGTGAACGACGATGACCCTAACGTTGAATACGACATATACGGAAACGCCTACACTAATGCCCCAAATAAGGAAATACGATATGACATTGAAGGTACCCCGTATACGGTTTACTCCGATACATAATGAGTTTGACGATGCTGAGGAGTATGCGAACTGATGTGTTTTGCATCTACAAAAGAGCAGCCTAACTTAATTCCTTTCAATACAAGCTTGCACGTTCCACAAGACGTAGGGTTAGGAGGTAAATCTACAGAATACCTAACCTCAGACTACACAGGATCGTCAGGCAGCGAGGCAACGAATTATCCTAGTATTTGGTGGGATAAAAACTTACAGCCTCACGTTTTAGATGAGGCTAGTGCTTATGATGCTCACACCACTTACGAAGGTTTGACAGGTAAACGTTCTCCACGTTATGCAAGCATGGATTTAGCTATTAATGCAGCCAAGGCACGTTCAGCGTCAGGAGGAGGAGAAGTAGGTTCATTGTATGAGTGAAGACCCTCTCAAAAAAGATTTTCGTTTATTCCTTTACCTAGTCTGGAAGCACATTTCCCTACCAGACCCTACTCCAATCCAGTACGACATAGCTAACTACCTTCAGAACGGCCCTACAAAGATAGCCATTCAAGCTTTCCGGGGCGTAGGTAAGTCATTTATCACTGCTGCCTACGTCCTGTGGAGGCTCTACTGTGACCCACAGCTCAAGTTCCTCGTTGTCTCTGCGTCCAAGTCGCGTGCTGATGCGTTCTCTACGTTCACTATGCGCCTGATACAGGAGATGGACATTCTAGCTCACCTTCGACCAAAGGAAGAGCAGCGGAATAGCCGCATCGAGTTCGACGTAGGTCCAGCTAAGGCTGACCAGTCACCTTCAGTTAAGTCTGTTGGCATCACTGGACAGATAACTGGATCTCGTGCTGACGAGATCATCGCTGATGACGTGGAGGTACTGAACAATGCAGCTACTGCTGATATGCGAGAGAAGCTCTTGGAGCGTACTAAGGAGTTCTCTGCTGTCCTGAAGCCACTGGAACACGCTAGGATCATCTATTTGGGTACTCCCCAGACTGAAGACTCCATCTACGCCAAGCTTCCAGAGACCTTTGAGACACGTATTTGGCCAGCGCTAGTCCCAACTAAGGACGAGTCAGAGAAGTATAGTGACAATCTAGCCCCTTACATCCGTAAGATGATGGCTAAGCGTCCTGAAGGGACTACAGCAGACCCTGACCGCTTCACTGACATCGATCTAGCAGGCAGACAGGCTGAGTACGGTCGTGCAGGGTTCTCTCTACAGTTCATGCTGAACACTCAGCTCTCTGATGAAGACAGGTTCCCGCTGAAGATCAAAGACCTCATTGTCATGGACATAGACAAAGAGAAGGCTCCTATGAAGATCAACTGGCTTCCTGATTACAAAAGGGAGCTAAAGGAGCTACCTAACCTAGCTATGGCTGGCGATAGGTTCTACATGCCAGCATCTGTTGACGATACGTTCGCTCAGTACACAGGAACAGTAATGTCTATCGACCCTAGTGGACGAGGCAAGGACGAAACAGGCTATGCTGTGATCAGGATGCTCAATGGTTACCTGTTTGTCACACAAGCTGGTGGTCTACCGGGCGGTTATGACATGCCTACGCTACAAAAGTTAGCCAAGATAGCTAAAGATGAGCTGGTGAATCATATCATCATAGAAGCTAACTTTGGCGATGGCATGTATCAGGCACTCTTTGAGCCTGTAGTAAGCAAGATACACCCGTGCATGGTGGAGGAAGTAAAGCACTCCACGCAGAAGGAAAGACGCATCATAGATACCCTAGAGCCAGTTATAAGCAGACATAAGCTTATAGTGGACAAAAAGGTGATCGAGGATGACTATAAGACAGCTCAGGCTTACGAGGCTGACGCTAAATTCACTAAAACCCTTGTCTACCAGATGACACGAGTTACATACGACAGGGGTTCTCTTAAACACGATGACCGATTAGACGCTCTAGCCATCGCTGTCAACTATTGGGTCGAACAAATGGCCCAAGATGCTGACAGAGGAATAGCATCAGAGAAGTCTGAAGCTCTGGATCGTGAACTCCAGAAGTTCATGGACCATGCAGCAGGTCGTAAATCTCAATCTAATTATGGCGCTGCCTACAGCGGTACAAGCGCAAGGTTAATCTGACATGACATACGTATGGGGATGGCATCTCTCACTCGATCTAGGGGGATGCAGCAAAGAAAAAATAACTTCCAAAGACAACATTATCGCGTTCTGTAAAAAGCTAGTTCCCACAATTGGCATGAAAGCCTACGGAGAGCCAGAAGCTGTTCACTTTGCTGAGCACGATGCTGGCAAAGCTGGCTTTACGCTGACTCAGTTGATCGAAACGTCTAACATCTGCGCTCACTTTGTAGACGCTACAGGGGAGATGTATCTGGATGTGTTCTCGTGCAAGCCATTCGATCCTGATCTAGTCATGGCTGTAGTAGGAGATTTCTTTGAACCGGAGTTTGGAGAGATGCACATGGTTGAGCGTGGCGCATCTAGAGAGAACTACGCAGAAGAACAAGAAACCAACATCTCAATTCATTAAAAGAAATACACATGCCGGTCTGGTCTAACAACGACTATTAGAATGCCTCTCAGAGGCTCTAGAAAGCCCGCTGACGGGCGTTTGCATACCCTTGGCTAGGTAGGTAGCCTGCAATGTAAACTCCTGTCAGCGAGCTTCCTAGCGAGGGCTAGCGAGGCTCTGAAAGAGTAGACAGAATTTTGCAGAAAAATCTGAGAACCCTAACGTTATAGCGAATTTGTCGCTTCCCCCGTGAGCGGCTAGAACTTAGCCTCATTCACTATCACGTCAAAACGCTGGTCCTTGGCTAGCTAAAACTTAACCATAACGCCCACTACTTGCCCAACTTCCTGCCCAACTTCCTGCCCAACTTCCTGCCCAACTTCCTGCCCAACTTCCTGCCCACTAGGCCAACCACCCCTGCTAGAAGGCGCAAGCTTAAGCGCTAGCATAATGATGACAAGCTTAGCCTATACTGTAACAAGAGCAAGCTAGAACGCAAGCATTCGCTGGTCAACGGCC